TTGTCTGATCCGAACCTTCAAAAGATTCGGGAAACTTTAATTTTACTCTTTGAGTAAGCTCATTGTAATAGTTATCTGATTCCGTGTCAAATCCTTCTGCTACTAAACCACGATGTATTCTTTGTGCATATTCTGTCATATCTTGATCTTTTTGAAACCAAGTATTCTCTGCTGCCCAATCTAAAGCTTTTTGTGAAGGTTGCCTTGGAGCCTGTTGTAGAGGCATCTGTGGTTGCGATTCCATTTCTTTTTGGAAATCTTCATACTCTTGCTCTTTCTTTTGTTTAGTTACACGTATTCTCTCTGCCTCTAAATCTAATTTAGTTAATGCTTGTCTTGCCTCTTCTTCTTTTGTGTAGTCACCAGCTTCTCTTGCTCTAATTAAATTTTCCTTAGCCAGATCAGATGCCATTTTATTTCTTACTTCGCTCTCTGACATGTAACCTTTGTCTATGTCATATGTTTTCTTTTTGGTTTCATTGAGTTGTTGTTGAACGTTTTGAGCATATTGTAAGGCCGCTTCTCTTTCTCTTTCTGCTTCTCTTACTTTGAATGTTAATTTGTCTATACGTTTTTTTACTTTATCAGAGTATTGATCCATCTCTTCAGATTGTTCCTGAGCTATTTCAACGTCAGGTTTTAAGGGATCTTTTTCTTCAGTTTTTATTTCTTCATATTTATCTGGTTTTACTGCGCCGTGAGACTTATCTTCTAGTTCGATTTCTGCTCCCTCTCCTGATACGTCAAGATCTACAAGCTTTTCATCTTTTACAGTTTTAAGTTCTGTTTGCATGGTTAACCTCCCATGTTATATAATTGTTAATACATCTTCAGGTGTCTCAACAGTTCCGAGTATTTCATCATCATTAAGTAACCTGACTTCTCCCCCCTCAATTTTCAGTCTTGATCCTGCGTATCTGCCAAACACGACCCAATCACCTTGTTTACACCAAGGTCCATTAGGAAACTTTTCTTTATCTTTGTATGCATCTGCACCTGTATCTAAAACAAGAGCTACGGATGCTGTAAGCTGAGAGTCTTCAACTGTTTTATCTGTCAAAATAACTCCGCCCTTAGTTTCTTTTTTTGCTTTAAAAGGTAATACCAATATTCGCCAACCGACTGGTTTTGGTAATTTTTGTAATTCAGTTCTATCTGCCTGAACACCCTCATTAGGATTATTATATTTTTCCATGATGTGATCGGGCACATATAATGTTTTAGTCATCTATTTTCTCCTCATCTTCCAGCAGGCGAGAAAATTCCTGTTGGCATATGTATCTTTCCCTGAATATACTTATATTCTTCGTAATTTTCAACCCCTTGTGTAAAGTGTTCTATTAATTGCTCTTTATAGAATTTTAATTGTTTTTGAAATTCGTAAATGACTCTGGTGCTCATTTAAGACTATTTATCCCTGGGCAAACTTTTTCAAATCTTTTGTAATCTTCTTTTTTTGAAGTAAACCAAGTTTGTTCAGTGCTTCCGTTTACACTGAAACCATGAGTATTGAATTGAACCATCATTTTTCTTACAGCCTCGCTGACTGATTCTAATTTAAAATCATCTCCAAACATGACACCTTCAGGTTTGAGTTTAGGCCACCAATTTTCTATATCATCTAATACAGCATCGTGTTCATGTGCTCCATCAATCATTATGTAATCAATTGATTCATCTTCAAATTTATCTAATATCTCTTTGCTATCAGATCTACCTTGACAAGGTATAACCATTTCCCTGCCTATAAAAAATTTTAAATTTTCTTTAAACATAAATAAAAAATCTTTTGGTAATTTTAAATTAGCGTGTTCAGAAGAACCTTCAAACGTATCTATGCAGTAAACAGTGACGTCAAATCTATCAGCGTTAAATAAGGATGTTGCTAAGTAATGAGTTGATCTTCCTAAGAATGATCCTATCTCGACTATTTTGCCATTGTTAGGTATTTCATCTACTATTTGATCATATGCCTCGGGGTAATTAAACCACCCAGGTATTTTAAAATAACTGTGTTTCATAGTTAAGTTCCTTTTTTATTTGTCTTAACTATTTGTATATTTTTAGGTGGGATTTTCAACCCTTGTGATTGAGGTCCCTTCTTAGGAGGCACTGTTTTTGTCAGTCTCTTCATTTTTACATGTGCATCCTACGCACCCACATTCATTGCAAGATTGATCACAAT